CCAGTCAGGAACCCACGACCGTGCATCTTTGCGTAGTGGACCCACGGCTGCTCGAGGAACGGCGTGACGTTGCCGCCGTGTCGTCCGCCCTTGCCGTACATAGCCTGTTGAATGGCGGCGATGTACACCGGGAACAGTGGGTGGTTCTGCACATCCAGCGGAACCTGTGGTGCTACTTCAATCATTTGTGCTCCTCGATAAGTTGACTCTTCACGATCTCCATCACGCCGAGAACTTCGGCGAGTGTGGTCCGTCCGTCGTAGCTGTGAATCAGCGTCAGCAATTCGTCGTGCAGGTTCTGCAAGTGGTTGCGTTTGAACGCGCCGGGGATGACGTTGTCATGCTCCATACGCCCTCCTCTCTGCTCGCTCATTCGCGTTCTGTGTCTGCCACACGGCAACGCCCAGCTTCGCTACCTCGAGGTGCCAGCGCAAGCGCTCCGAGATTTCTGTGGCTTCCTTCAAGCCACTCAGCAGCTCCAGATACTCCGCATCAGCTCGAGCCTCGCGCTCCTGTGCGGCAGCAGTCTTGTGCCCCTCGACCTCCGCCCTCTTCATGAGGATTGCGAGCTTCGACTTCTTCATCTCCTCCAACCAATTCCTTTCGGCGTAGGCCTTGGCAAAGTCTGTTGACATCTGTCGCAGCTCGGCGAGTCGGGCTTCAGCTTTCTCGTTGCTCATGCTGTCCTCCGCTTCACCCATTCGTCTGCGATCTCGTCGGCCTTGGTCACTGTCCACGCAGCGTCCGTGTTCACGGCTTTGCTGTGGCCCAGCAGCCCCGACAGAACGAACAGGGAGGCCAAGTCCCTGAGCGTCATCGAGTCGAGGGTCGGCTCCTTCGACTCCTTCGTTTTCTTCGTGGTCATCGTTTGCCCTTTCTCGGCTTGGTGGTGTCAATCTGTTGCGATGGGAAGTAGTCCTTCGGGATGTCGAAGAAGTGCTTCTCCTCTGGTTTAACGCCGACAGTCACGCCGGTCGTGAGGTCTTCACCCCAGATCAGCTTCGCGTCGGGGAACTGTTCGCGCACCTCGTCCATCAACGCAGCAAGACCGGGCATAGCCTCTCGGTTCTTGCGGCGCTCCTCGGCACGCTGTTGGGCTTTGAGTTGTGCAAGTTGCTCGCTCATCAGAACTTCCAATCATTCCAACGCTCGACTGGGGCTGCGTTGGCCTGGAGGACCGACAGCTTCTTGATCTGTTCACAGACCTCGACCAGCTCGTTGCCAGTGGTGATGACGCCGTGGTCCATCAGGAACTCAGCGGCCTGCTCGAGCGCGAACTTGCGAACCTCGAACTCCTTCACGACAGCGCGGCCAGTGTTCGCCATCTCGAGCTTGAACGACAGGTCTTTCACCACCGCCTTGTACTTGGCCAGCTCGCGCTCCAGCTCCGCAAATCGATGGTGGTCACTGTTGTTGCGCCTGCTGCCCTTCAACAGTTCGTCGATAACCATGTAGTGGGCATCGGCGTACAGCAAATCCAAGTCCTTGGTTTGAAAAGCGGAGCTACGATTGATGCGCCTCTCATACACTCCGTCGCCAAGCCTTCCGCGAACGACGATCTGGTCGCTCATGTACTCGTCGATCATGTCGATCTGGATGCCGTGCTCCTTCGCCAATGCGAGGGCTGCTATCAGTCTTGTCTGTGCCATTAAATGTGTACTCCTTCACCATCAACGAACCGCTCGTAGTCGTAGTACATCGAGCGCTCCGGGTGCTCCGAGTACGACACTGCACCGGGGTGGTAGAACAGACCCACCTTCCCCTCCCAATCGCCGTGACGGTTCTTGTCGCAGACAAGGATTGCGTCGGGCATCGCAGGGTCGAAGTCCTTGCCGTTCTGTTTCGCCTGCTCCTTGCGTTTGTTGCGCCAGACCGTGAACGACTGATCGACTTGGTCAACGATTGCGCCCGATCCCTTGGCGTCCATCTTTCCGGGAATCTCGTTCTCGTCGCCGAGCTTGCGGCTGTGGTGGATCAGGTGAACGTGGACGTTGTAGTCCTGCGCGAACGCGCAAATGTCGTTCACGAAATCCTTCTGGCCGTTGTAGTCGTCCTCGCCCTTGACCACCTTCATCAGCGAGTCAACGACGAAGTGCTGGAGACCGAGCTTGGTCACGGCGTACCGCATGATCGCCAGCAGATGCTTAGGGTCGGTGTGGCCCATCTTGTCGTAGAGCCAGAGCTTGCCGGTGGCGTGAGCAATGACGCCGTCCACAAACCGATCTGTTGGTAAAGGACTGGCAGCAGCCTGCTTGCACATGCGGGCCAGCGTTGCCTTGGGCTTCATCTCGAAGCTGGCGATGCAGACCTTCTCGCCTTGATGCAGGAAGTCCAACATCACATGGCTTGTCAGCAGTGACTTGCCGTGGCCGTTGATACCCATCCACAGACTGACCTCGCCCGGACGGAACCGGATGTGGTCGTGCGTCTTGCGCCAGGGCAGCGTTGCACCCTTCTGTCTGTCGTCGCCTTTGAGATAGGCGATGGTCTCTTCCCGGAACATGCCGGGTTCGACGATCTTGTTCGCGTCATGCGGGGCTTCGGCGAATGCTGCGAAGTCCACGCTGTCGGGTGTGAGGATGAGGTTGTTCATGCTTGTGCAACTCCTGTGAAAGAGCTGCGATCCAAGCGGCCCATCGAATGAAATTCAAACTGTTCTGGTTCGCCGGGAATGTTCACCAGCGGGATGCCTTTGTGGCCGCGCCACCATGTCGCCAGTGAGCCGTCCTGCTTCTCCGCATTCCACAGCCAGAGGTAGCCGAAGTCCGGCTTGTAGGGCTTCGTGTAGCCGCCGTTGGGGGCGTTACGCAAGATGGCCTTGACCACCCGGCCCAGCACCGCACGGTCTGTCTGAGGTCCGTAGACCACGCACACGCACAGGTCCATCACCCAGCGCCAGTCGAGCGCATCGACGGCGTGACCTTGCGGCAGGAACACCTGAAAGTTGCCCGAGTTGATCGGACCAATCAGGCTCACGAACACGATCTCGTTGGGCTTCACGCCCTGAACCCGCATGTCCCAGATTCGTTTCGCACCAAGGGCAAGAGTCATAGCAGCCCCTCGAATGCGTCAGCCTTGCCGCCCACCTCAACAGCCTCGTCCTCCCATCGCCGCTGATTCAGCCATGTCGAGGGGTGAGGAATGAATTGGCCATCGTCCTTCAGCCAATCCTTCGAGCGCTTCGCCGCCTCGAGGCCTTTGAGAATCGCGGCCAGCAGCTCGGCGTCAGGCTTGTGCTTGATCCATGCCTTCATCGCTTCGGGCTTGGCGACCTTGCGGGGATAGGCTGACCAGAATTTGTCGAACAGCGAAACGTCAACCGGCGCAGGCCGGGGGGTTGGGGGGTTATTGGTTAATGGTTCATGGGTAATGGTTGGTTGAACGGTCGTTGCACGTTCGTTCAACGTCTGTTCAACGTCCGTTGAGCCACCGTTGGACCGGCGTTGAGCGGAAAGCTTCCCGGCGCGGGATGCCTTCTCGGTCTTGTCTTGGAACATGGCGATCTCGGCGTCGATGCGCTCGTGCCGCCAGCCGTCCTCGTTGTGTGCAAAGAATTTGTTGAGCACGTAGCCCACTGCATCCGAGTGGTCGTGCATCCCGATCTGCCGTGCGATCTGAGTGGCGTCACCCTCGAGCGGTTTCTCGCCCAAGTAGCACTCGTCGATCAGTCGCCGGTAGGCGAGGTCTTCAATCAGCGACAAGCCACGGGTGTGACTTGTGTAATCGCCAATGTGGAATTGGTAGTAGCGCATCAGAACCTTTCATTTCGCCTTTCAAAACAACCCCGAAGGGGACGGAAGGACTCTTATGAAAGGAACGAAAGTTCAGAGTCCGTTCAGTGAGGGGAGCTACCCATCACCTATCCGTCGGACTCAAGTGTCCTTGATTCAAAGCGGTCGGTCAATACAATGCCCTTGTGCTTTAGTAGGTCTTTGCCGGGGTTCTACACGATCGACAGGGCTTGACCGGCTAACAAGGCGTCTGTAGTCTTGTGAGTAGTTGTCAAGCAAACATGGGAGAAGTCCGCAATGGCCCAGCTCGGGGCAAGAATCCGTCAGGTGCTTTCAGAGAAGAACCTGACGCAGGCGCAGCTCGCTCGCCTCGTTGGTGTGAAGCAGCAAACGATCAGCTACATCTGTGCAACAGACAGCCCAGCATCCACGTCCAGGTACGCCACCAAGATCGCGGAGGTCTTGGGCGTCAACCCATCGTGGCTTCAGTCTGGAGAGGGGGGCCAGCATGACCCGTCAGTAAGGATCGAGATGGAGGGGGTGGAGCTGACGGTTCATCGGGTTCCGCTCGTTGCAAACAGAGACGTGCCTGCCCTGTTGGAGGGCAAGGATGCGTTCGTGAAAAAGGCGGGATTGATGACAGATGCCAAGGCTGGCCTCAGAGCTTTTGCAGTTGAAATTGAGGGCGACAGCATGAGACCCCTGTTCCGACCCGGCGACAGGATCGTCGTGGACCCAGACCTCACGCCGGAGCCGGGGGACTTCGTCGTCGCCCAGGTGCAAGGGGCCGTGACGTTCCGCAAGTACCGCGCTCGAGCGGATGCCGAGTTCGAGCTGGCCCCTATGAACGACGACTGGCCGGTGGTGAAATCGGACAACGACTCTGTCAAGGTTCTTGGAGTCATGGTCGAGCACCGCAGCTACCGCAACCGCAAGTAACCTCTCAACTCTCCGCCCCAAGCCCCGGTTTATCCGGGGCTTTTTATTGTCCGGGCATTTCGTTTTCACGAAATATTCACGACACAAACGCTCACCTTTCCTTGTGTGAATCTTTTTTCTTTTGTCAATCCTTGCTTTTCTTAACAAGACCCCTTTACTCCCTGCCAAGCTTGTCAGATAATCTTGTGGACCCGACCCATTTTGCAGTCGGTACAAGGACACCACATGACACAAGCCGCAGGCGGCGAGGGAGCAAACGCCCTTGTCAATTTCTCCACCCTTCGCACCATCGACGTGGGGGCACAGATCGAAAAGAAGAACGGTCTGAGCTACCTGAGCTGGGCCTACGCCGTTGACCAGCTCCTGATGGCGGACCCCAGCGCAACGTGGGACTACCGCTTCGGTCAAGAACTCGTTGGCCCTGTCGATAACCCCGTTCTGGTTGAAGTCCCCTACGTCCGAGTCGGCGGCACCGCAATGGTGTTCTGCACGGTCAATGCCTTCGGCGTGTGCCGCACCGCGCAACTGCCGGTGATGGACAACCGCAACAAAGCGATCACCAACCCCGACTCCTTTCAGCTCAACACCGCAATGCAGCGCTGCTTGGCCAAGGCCATC